TGGCGTCTGTGCCAGGCGCCTACTTCACATTCGCACCGGAATTCTACTTGGATGATGACGGCCTGCACGTCATCGTCGGTGTGGGCAACGCTTCCTCGGCGTTTGAAATGTATGAGACCCATCCGACCAACGCGACGCTGACCACCTGGTCGGCGCCGGTCAAGCTGACCGGGCTGCATACCAACGTCGTCGACGGCATGGTGCGCAAGGTCGATGGGGTCTACCAGCTCTGGCACACCGACCGGACGGTCGGGCCGTGGCAGAACGTCTTAGCTAAGGCAGACGCGCTCACCGGTCCCTACACCTACGACCCGGACCTTTCCGGCAACTGGCAGGCGAACCCGTACACCGTTGAGGGTCCGTATGTGATGGGTCTCGGCGGGCGTATCGTCCGGCTGCATTACGACACCATCGGTGGCATCGGTGCCGGCAAGTACATCGAGAGCATCGATGGCGGGCAGACGTGGGGCTCGGTGCAGAGCCTGGTTCGCACAGCGAAGCGTCACGGCAGTTTCATAAATCGATCCTTTGTCGATCCACGCGTCACCAAAGGCCGGATGACGATGATGGGGGTGGGATAATGCCCCCCGGAACCCCCCGGATCCCCGGAAAAGGCGACTTCGGCTTCGAGATCACCAAGCTGTTCTTCGACAAGAAGGCGGTGCGCGACAAGGTGGATGCCGGCACACGGCGGGTCCTGTCGAAGTTCGGCGCTTTCGTCCGACGAACCGCACGGTCGAGCATCCGCAAACGCAAGCGGATCAGCCATCCCGGTGAGCCGCCCAGCAGCCACATCGGCCTGCTGAAGAAGTTCATCTACTTCGGCTACGACCCAGCTTCAAGAAGTGTGGTCATCGGACCGGTGCGGCTAAGCCAGAACGGTCGAGGAGAAGCACCAGCGCTGCTCGAGCACGGCGGCCCCGCGAAGGTCGGTAAGCAACGTGCCAAGTACAAGCCCCGCCCCTACATGGGCCCCGCGTTTGAAAAAGAACAACCCAAGCTGCCCGCCATGTGGCGCGACAGCATCCCCCGGAATAAATAAGGAGACACACCCATGCCACAAGAATTCCTATTAGGCATGAACGCCAAGATCTATCAGGGTCCCACGGGCACCGCGCTCGCCACGCTGACCGAGATGGACAACGTCAAGGACGTGACGCTGAACCTCGAAGCGGGCGAAGCGGACGTGACCACCCGCGCCAATCAGGGCTGGCGCGCCACCGCGCCGACGCTACGGGAGTGCACCGCCGAGTTCGAGATGCTCTGGAAGCCCGGCGATACCGGCTTCGATGCCATCAAGACCGCGTTCCTGACCTCGGCCACGATCGCCCTGGCCGTCCTCACCGGCGAGAAAGCCACCTCCGGCACCGAGGGGCCGCGCGGCGACTTCAGCATCACCAATTTCAGCCGTAACGAACCGCTCGAAGAAGGCGTGACCGTCTCCGTGACGGCCAAGCTCGCCAAGTTCGAGGAATGGGTGGAGGTGGCCTAACCCCCGGAAGGTTTTTTGCAATGAAGACATTTACCGACGCTGCAAATCGAACGTGGTCCCTCACGCTCAACCTCGGCACGGCGATGGCCGTCAAGGACAAATTGGGTGTGGACCTGCTCCAGCCGGAAGCGGGTGACCCGCCACTGCTGACCCGCCTGGGCACGGACGAGATGCTATTGGGCGAGGTGCTCTGCGCCATGCTCGGGGGGCAGTTCGACACGCACAAGGTCACCGACGCCGACGTGCGGAACAGTTTTGACGGGCAAACGCTGCTCGCGGCGCAGAAGGCGTTCTATGAGGAACTCATTGATTTTTTCCGGTCACGCGGCCGCAACGACCGGGCCAAGGCGGTCGCCAAGCAGATGGCCATGATCGACGCGGCGGTGACCGCGATCGAAACCAAGATCGACGCGATCAACCCCCGGAAGTTAGTGGAGGAGACGATCGCTGGCGCGATGTCTGGCGGATCGCGGGATCCCTCGGACTCGGACCCTGTGGACTCCGGCGACTGACGCTGCGCCATCTGCTCTGGATGGCCGAGGGCCTTGGCAGAGAACGTTGGGCGCATACCTCGCTGATCTGTGCGTTGATCGCCAACGCGAACCGTGACCCAAAGAAGCACCGACCGTTCAAGCCGTCGGACTTCGATCCCTACGCACGCCATCGACGGTGGGACACGTCATCCAAGCAGACCGCCAGCAAGCACGACCTGAAACTCCTGCGCGAAGCACTCGAACAACGGAAAGGCTCATCACATGGACGTTAACGCTCTATTCGATCACATCTGGACCTTCCTCAACTCCGGCATCGGCTTCGTTTTGATCTGGGCGGCGCTGGTCTGGCTGTTCATCTGGCTCACGAGTCGGCACAACCCGTTCCAGGAGAAGTGGAAGCAGTGGGAAGGCTCGATCATCACCGGCATCCGGCTGGCGGAGAAGCAGATCCCCGATGACACGCCCGACGCCGGCCTGGCGAAGCTCAACGCGGCGCTACTCTTTGTGCTCAGGGCGTACGCCGATGCCCATGACGGCCAGCAACCAACCGTCCGCCTCATCGAGCAGATCAAGCAGGGCATCCAGATCAAGCACGATGAATTGGACCGTTACGGCGGCCTCACCTCGTCCAACACCCCATCCACAAAGGAACCGCAGTCATGACCCACGTCCGCCCCCTGACCCAACTGATCGTTCTTCTGCTCGTCTTGGCTGCCACCGGTTGCGCGGCCACCCCGGAAGACCGTTGGTATCAGCAGCGAGAATCGCTGAACACCGCCAACCGCATCTACCTGGCCCACGTGCCGACGATGAGCGATGAGCAGATCGTCCACTATGGCGAACTGCTGCAGACCGCCCGGGCTCATCTGGACGCGGCCAAGGCTCAACTGCCCGACGGCGGGTCATCGTTCAACGCCACACTCGATTTGATTGAATCTCTCCTCGTTCGCATCGTCGCCTTGGAAGCGAGCGATGCACCTACCGTTCCGCCTACCCCAACCGACAACCCCATGACGGAGGTCACACCCGATGAACGCCCCTGAGATTCTCGCCCTCATCCAATCCGCCCGCGCTCTGCTCGATCTCGGTGTGTCCCAGTACCGACTCGCCGAACAGGAAGGCCGACTTACCGAGCAGCAGAAAGCCAACATCCTCGCTGCTGCGCAACTTACCGACGACCAGGTTGACGACGTCATCGAAGCTGCACGGCAGCGATTGGCTCCTGTTTCAACATCGATTGTTTCAAACTGACCCATGGCCTCCACACAAGGCATCCGAGCCGGGCGTGCGTTCGTCGAGTTGTTCGCCGACGACAGCCAGCTCGTGCGCGGGCTCCGCCGTGCGGAGCGGAAACTCAAGGCCTTCGGTGCATCGATCCGTAACCTAGGCCTGATGGCGGTTGGTATCGGCACGGCGGTTCTCGCGCCCCTTGCCGCCTCGGCCAAACTGTTCAGCAGCTACGGCGACCAGGTCGCCAAGATGGCCAAGCGCACGGGATTGTCGGTCGAGACACTCAGCGAGCTACGGTTCGTTGCCAGCCAGACCGGCACGGAGTTCGAGTCGCTGGAGTCAGCCTTCCGCAAGATGCAGCGGTCGATCTATGACGCGGGCCGGGGCCTGTCCACACAGGTCGATTCGCTGAATGACTTGGGCCTGACGTTCAAAGACCTGGACGGCCTGTCGCCCGAGGACCAGTTCAAGCTGCTGGCTGATCGGATTGGTCAAGTTGAGGACCCCACCAAGCGGGCCGCGATCGCCATGTCATTGTTCGGGCGGACGGGCACGAACCTGCTGCCGATGTTCGCGGCCGGCAGCGCGGGCATTGAAGCGCTACAGGCCGAGGCCCAGCGCTTGGGGTTGACGATGTCGGGCGAAGACGCCAAGGCGGCGGAAGACTTTACCGATGCGCTCGACCGGCTGTGGAAGGTCGTCAAGATGGGTGTCTTCAACATCGGCGCGGCCCTCGCCCCGGTGCTGCAGCGCATGGCCGACACGATCACACGCATCGCGGTGTCAATCAGCGAATGGATCAAGCAGAACCGGGGCCTGATCGTCCAGGTGCTGAAGATCGCGGCGATCGTTGTCGCCGCAGGTGTGGCGCTCAT